CACCAGAGCCAACAGCAGCCCCGCGGCAGCGTGAGCGGGCAGCAGAGCCTCGCCGACAGACCCGGCGGGAGAAGGTCAAGGCAGCAGCCCAGCGAGTGGTCAAGAAGATCGCACCCAGCCAGAGATATTCTGCGGCCAGCCAAACTACGACGATGGTTGTGATGAATTTAATATCTGCGCGGGTTGTGACTGATCTGGTGATTGAGGACAAGGCAGCGGCCACGTTCTTTGTCGGATCAACCGTACCGGATGGACCGTCAATGGTTTCCCCGATGATGAATTACCGGCTTTTCGGTCAGGCCAATGGCGCGCACAGTGCGCTAGTCGAGAGCCAGTGGAGTAAGTAAGTTGGCTGAAGCTGAAGTCGAAGTCGGCGGGGTGAAATTCAAGGGCGGCAAGATGCTTGCCGTTATCATGGGGTTATCGACATTTGTAGGCGGTCTGTATGGTGCTTTTGAAGTCTACAAGGACTACATGGACATGAAAAAGCAGATACAATCATATACGGCCCCCGACCTGTCAGGATTCGATAAAAAGCTGGCGGTGATGAACAAGAGCATGGGCAGCGTTAGCAAGGAAATGGCGTCAGTTCGCAACCGGGTGCTTGAAGTGCAGCAGATTGTCCGTGATGTAAGACAGGACACCAGAGCCGACGCCGTGTCTTTGGAGAACGCCATTTCCGGGGTCGATAAACGCTCTCGTACTCTTGATGCGGAAACTCGCGCAACCATGAGACAGGCAGAGAAGACCATGCGCGGTATTGCAGCGAGCGCGAACGAGCGGTTCGACGCCAAGATCAACCGCGCCACTTCCACTGCGCGGCAGTCGGAAAAGAATATCCGCGATATTACGGAGTCCGCATCCGGTCGCTTTGATGCGAAGATAAATAGTATTGATGCCAAGCTGAATGTGTTTGAAAAAAGGCAGGACAAGAAGCTCCGTGACGCTCTGGAGAATCCATTGTTAAGGAAGTGATATGGCCCCCAAGCAGAAGAAGCTAGAGACAGACAGCACGTTCAACGCCCTTGATCTTGACGGCGATGGCGTGGTCAGCGACCAGGAATTAAAGACGCTTGCCGCAATCGAAAAAGCGGAGAAGATGGACTCCCAGAGAAGTATGGCGTGGTCAGTCCTGGGGGCATTGGGTGCTTTCACGCTCGCCATGTTCTTTGTTCCTCTCGACCGCGTGAAGGCGTTGGCTGATATCTCAAATCTTTTCTACCTTTCAGGCGGTGGGCTTGTCGGCGCGTACATGTCCGTTAGCGTCTGGATGGCTAAAGGAAAGTGACTAGTACCTTAACAACCAACCAGGAGAAAAGTTATGGAATGGATTCTCAGCAGAATACGAGAGCCGTCGTCATGGGCTGCCGGCGGGGTTGCCGTGATCGGAATTGGAGTCGTTATCGACCAGCCGATACTGGTCGTAGCTGCAATCGTAGCGGCTGTGGTTGCCTTTATTCTGAAAGAAAAGGGCATCCTGTAAGTGATAAAAATCTACCTGTTGATCGTGGTCGTCGGTTTGGTGGGCGGGGCCGTGTACGGAGCTTTTTATTACTACAAGGACAGCCAGGAACGGATTCGCATACTGACCGAGAACACCGCCAAGCTGGAGACGGCCAAACAGCTACAAGATGATACGATCACGGCCATGATCGAGGACCGGGAACGGTTCTCTGTACTGACGAAGGAATTGCAAACTAACCTCGACAAGGCGAATAATTACAAAGATGTGCTGATCGGCAAACTGCGTAAGCACAATCTGGCGAAACTCAGTCTAAGGAAGCCCGGTCTAGTGGAGAAAAAAATAAATGCTGGCACGAAGAAACTCTTCCGTAGCCTTGAAGTTCTTTCCGGCGCTGTTGCTTCTGCCCCTGCTGCTGCTAAATAGCTGTAGCAGTTTTAAAAATATTCTCCCGCTTGAAATTCGGACGGTCGAGATCGAGCGGAAGATACCGACTCAAAACCGTCCGCGCCCTGTGAAGTTGAACGATCTGCATTTCTATGTCGTGACAGAGGATACGTTTAAACAGTTCAAAACACGGTTCACTAAAGAGAACGGTGATTTCCTGTTCTATGCGATCAGCGTCAGGGACTACGAAACCTTGGCGTTAAATATGGCCGAGATAAAACGGTTCATCCAGCAGCAGAAGCAGATAATCATATATTACGAGAAGGCTGTCACGCCCACCGTTAAGAAGGAGAAGGAGAAATGATTGAGCAATTACAAAAAGAACTAGAGGAAGATGAGGGTCTTAAATACGAGATATATTTAGATCACCTTGGTCTGAAGACATGCGGTATCGGCCATCTTTGCAAATCTGATGACCCAGAATACGAGATGGAGATCGGTGAGAAAATAAGTGAGGAGCGCGTTGCGGAGTTGTTTACTAAAGATATTGCCTGGACCCTGAACGATTGCCGCAATCTGATATCCGACTTCGATATGCTGCCTGACGAAGTACGACTGATTATCGCTAATATGTGTTTTAATCTTGGTGTAACCAGATTGGGCAAATTCAAGAAATTTCTTGAAGCCATCAAGGACAGGTCTTGGCAATCAGCCGCCGACGAGATGTACGACTCACGGTGGCGACGGCAAGTCCCTGCGCGCAGTGGGCGGTTAATCTCAAGGATGAGGGAAGTATGGTGAAAATTGTAGCGATCATCACCACCGGCCAGTTGCCGCGCTAGACGATAAAAATACGCACTCGCCGACGCGCCAAGTGCCGTCCGCACTGTATACCGGCTCCCCGCAGCCCGCGATCCATTCTATCGTAATCAAAAGTATAAACGCCGCGACCACAGTCATTGTGCTGACAAAAATTATATGTTTCATCATCTCACTACCCTCCTCTAATATCTATCACATTTGACGCCACTTCCGTCGTGCCCAGGCTGATTTCAACGGCACCCTTGTCTCTGGCAACGTCTCGTTCGACCCAATGATCCACCCGGCGGATGGCTCTGACCTCAGTTTGCTTGCCGTCGATCATGTAGCGCGCACCGTTTTTCGCGTCTTCGGGGCGAAGGCTCTTGATCTTGCGCCAGACCATGCGGCTGACGCCTGATGGATCGCGCATGATCTTGTCGAGATCGAGGTCGCGGGCAGCAAGAACGACAGCCATTTTCAGGGTTGATTTGGTGACAAGGTCGGGCGCGTGGTTCGCCACCATCCATTCGATGATGCTGTCTGACGGCGCACGGGTGCTTTCTATCATCAGGGATTTGGCCGGGGTCATGGGCGGGTAGACATGATCGAACGTCCTGACATCCCGATGCATGAGCCACCAGTACACGCGGGCGGGTTCGTCGCCGTCCAGACACCCGGTCAACCTGTCGTAGTAGGCATAATCGAGACGCTTGGTCGGGTTCTCGACAACGAATACGCGGCGGTCGCCGTCAGGCAGGGCCATTGCGTCCGTGTGATTGGAAAAAATAAGCGCGTTGAAGTAGATATTCTCCTGACGGGTGCGCCCGAATTTCGGGTTGATGCGGACGTTCTTTATGACCTTGGTGTCCACCATCTGTTTAAACGTCTCGTAGCCGTGATAGAAATCATCCCGCGTCAGCCCGCTGTCCTTGGCTTCCTCGACAATCAGGAACTGACAGCCAGCTTGCCAATCGGTGTATGTCTGTTCGGCTGACGTGCCCTTCCCGATAAGCTGGGCGAGGCTGACGGAATTAACATGTCCCTGGAGCGCCGCCATCAGCATGTCCTTGAGCCAGGAACGTCCGATACCATAGCTGTCCTCTGCCACCATAACCGTCGCGTATGAACGAACGTCGGGATTCTGTATTTTGTGCGCCAGCCAGTTGAGGAAAACCTCGCGGTCGTGCGATCTGGGGACGAGGTAGTCGATATGCGCTAAAAAAATTTCAGGATCATTCGATGTTTCCGGCCAGTTGGGCGGGACGTAGGTGTTGACGTAGGCTTGTTTAAACGCATCCACGATGCCTGTGTCCTGTTGTTGAGCCACGGGGCTGTACCGGGTGCCGACAGTCTTTCGGGTCTTGCTGTCTTCGATGAATGCCGCGGCCACCGTGATCGGGTTGGTGCGCCCCGGCGGGGTGATCCGGCCAGGGTGTTTCTTTGTCCAATCGGCCAGTTCCCATATCCAGACCCCGCCAAAGGGGCGCTGGTGCAGATCAGCGACCTGCTGGCCCGTCTCAACGTAGACGTACCTGGCCTGTAGCCAGGGCAGGGGATCGTAGCCCGACACACTGGGTGCCCCCAGTTTGGACGCCCACTCGCGGAATTTCGTCAGCTTGTGGTCGCGGCAGTGGCCGTGAAGGCAATTGAACGCACGGGTCTGGACGTATTCGCCCGACCCGCGGCCCAGCGGGCTGTAGCCAGCGATATTCTCCCCGGTGGTGTGCGTGTCGGCCCACGGGCAGAGGATGTCCACCCACTCGCCGCCGTTGTCGCGGACGACATGGCCCTGATCGACCAGCCAATCCAGCATGGGGTCGATACCGTCCATAGCGGATGCGCCGCCTTCCTTGATGAGGACGATGGGGTCTTTGATATCGAGAGCGTCTTCGTCGCAGCCCATGTCTTCGATGAACTCGTCCAGCGACCAGACATCCCACGCGCTGTCGGTGATTCGAGCACGGTACTCCTGACGCCCCGGCTTCATGTTGGCCGACCCAGGCACACGCATGAGCCTGTAAGAGCCACCAGCGCCCGCGTCGGCCCAGCCCTGGGCAGCGCACCACTCGACAACGGCCTCGTATCGACCCCAATCGTCGCCGGGGTCAAGGCAATAACCCCATTGCTGGTTCTCGACACCGTCCACGATGGAAGTGGTGATCTTCCACGACGGCTCGATGGGCGGTGGTTTGCCCTTGGTGCCGATGTCGTCCAGTACGATGCAATGGTAACGCTCGAGGTTTTTGCGCCCACGCCCGACCATCGTGCCCTTGGTATTTAAATCGCCGTTGACGGTGGAGACGCAGAAGTACCACGCGACGGCTTGCTTGTTGGCGTCCCACTTGCGCCACTGACGGGCATCACATTTAAACGACTCAAACCAGTGGCCCGTGCCGTCTTTCTTTTCGACGGCGCGGGACACACAGACCTCCAAATGTTGTTTAAACAGTTCCATCCATTTGGCCCGGTTCTCGACACGGGCCATTACTAAATCATCCAGGGTGTCACGGCACACCAATGTCGTGACGGTGACAGGCTTGGTCTGTCCCTGCCGCCATACACGCCCCACTGCCTGTTCGGCTATGTCCCGGCTCCACGCGGGCTGGACGAACAGAACATCCGCGAATTCATGTTGCAGACCGTCGATGCCGTGGGACATGGACTGAACTTGCGCCCGCATGATGTTGTCGGGCAGTTCCTCAAGCTGAACAAGCTGCTCGACAAACTCGTAGAAGATTATCCCCGGCTCGCCTTTCAGCCCCTTGGCCCAATAATGGGCGGCGTCCGCTCTGGCCGTGTCGAGCGAGGTAGCAACGCCATTGTCCTGATAATAGAAGCCAGACCCTAGTTGTCGCAAAACACCAGATTTAACGGCTTGGTTGGAGCTTTCACGGTCCTCAATCACCATGTGCTTCTTCATTTCATTGTAAATTTCCCGCGTTTCGGCGGGCATATCGAATTTTAAGACGTTCTCACGCAACGATGGCAGTACCTTGGCCTTGTCATCGGTGACGAGATGGACGAGAGAGGCCGCTTTTTCCATGATTTTGGCGTCTGCGCCCTCTTTTAGCGTCCAGTTGTACCCCATGTAATCAGAATAAAAATAATCCTGAAGGTATTTTTGCTTGTTGGTCCCCAAGGCTTGGCCCCCGTCGATGACGCGGGCTAACGAATACAGCTTCATAAAATCCTGGGACACGGGCGTGGCGGTCATGCCGACCCGCCACTTGAGTTGGCCGGATAATTTTTCTGATTTCAGACCCTTCGTCCACTTCCCCGCCGCCTTCGACAGTTCGTCGATCACGATGCCGTTACACCCGTGATCCTGATGCAAGAGCCA